CAAGTCAATGGCTGGTGCGCTGCGCACAGTCTGGAGCGACGTGCAGTACGGTGCGTTCAGCGACATCACCAGCGTGGAGCATGTGTGCCCAGTCGGTGCATTCAACGCCGGAGTTGGTTATCACTTGCAGCACTCGGAAGGGTGCCATGTCAAAATGTCAGAGTTCCTCACGGCTATGGGTCGCGTCAAGACATTCTACGACATGTTCAAGGACGTGCGTTTTGAGGAGGAGCAGGCCCAGATCAACGGCGAGTGCAACCACATCTACGAGAACAAGTCAGACTTCTGGGGCATGGACAAGTGGGATGATCCGGCCGAGGATGGTCCGCGCACTGTGTTGCCAAGTGACGCAGTCACCCGCTACTCTGACTACCCCTCCACGCTGGACGAGCAGGTGCCGTACATGACTGGTGATTCTGCCGACCAATTCATAGATCGTCTGCGCGAAAGCCGCCGACTCCAGCCGTTTCTGGACGGCGATGGCGCACACATGTCTGGCGATGGTCACCAAGAGCTGGAAGTGTGTGAGATGTGCAGCAAGATTCTGATGCACGATGAGGTGTACCTGTACCAGGGCTGGCCCCTGTGCCAGGAACATTACATGATGATGGTGGCCGATGAAGTGGACGCCGAGGGCAACCTGGCGCCTAACACCCAAGACATCTGGGAGTAATATTATGCCGCGCCTAACGAGCAAGCTCAAGGAAATCATCCGCGCGAAAGCGATCGAGACGTGTGAATGTTACTCTGCCACTTTGGCATACCATGAAGACGCGCCGGTCGTGAAGCACACTCGCCAGCACCTGGACCCCGACGTGCCGCCAACCCCCGGCTACCTGGTGCAAGCGTGGATCTTCGTGTCCGAGGAAGAGCTGGAGAACTAGCAAATAACGGCCTTGTGGGGGCTTTATTCGGGTTTTTCACTTTAGGGGTTGACAAGTCCTCGAAATCTTGGTATAATAGAAGTAGAGGATAGAGAGAGAGAGAGAGAGAGATAGATATGAGTATTATTCAAGAACATAGAACAAATGCTATGGACATGGAAGAGTTTGATCTAGACTACGATGATCGACTCTACATGGAACGTAGTTGTATTAGAGAATTTGTTTGTCCAGGACAAGCAAGTGTTCTCTATGTTCTGTGGGATCGTGCTGATAATGTGGAAGCTTCTTTTCGCATTGAACACTTTGACCTGGAGGTTGAGTAATGTTGAAAGCAACACGGGTGACTACTCTGGAAGACAAGCAGAAGTTCTATCACCATTGTAACATCTACGTTACTTGTGATGAAGCTGAGATGACGAAGCATCCTGCGTTCAACTGTGACGGGGTGCTTGCTTACCACTACCCCAGACGAGGACCGCGTGTTCCGGTTCGATTTTCTCCCCAGGAAACCGTATTCATTGATGTAGAGGTGACGTAATGGGGCAGCTAAACTACTACGCCAGCGTTGACGGCCTGTGCTATCAACTTGCATTAGTTGGGGGTCGTATCACCAGTGCTGATGCGATTCCAGCAGAAAGTCCGGCACATGTTTCTAATCTGCGGGCAGCGTTGCCTCTGATTCAGTTGTTGCTGGACAATCCCGAAGAAGCCAAGCTATTGCGTGACGCCTTGGCCCTGACGAAAGAGGATACCAATGGATAATATCATCGACAACACCAGCATGTTCGACCGCGAGGACGACACTCCCAAGCAGAATCCCGATCCCACTCCCGAGCCCGATGCCCAGGACCAGCCGGTAGACGAGCTGTTTTCCGTCCGCCTGGTGCAGCGCAGTGACGGCACCCTGGCGGTTGAGGTTGATGGCAACCCGTCGCTCACTGACATGGAGATGCTGCTGCATCGAGCACATGCCGGAGTCACTACCCGCATCCAAGCCGAGACTACTGCGGCCATGTTGCTGAACGCGCTGGGTGCTGGTGGTCCGGGCGGGATGATGTAGCCATGCCCAGCCAACCAACAGCGTGGGATGCACGTAATACCCTGCACGCTCTGAAGCTGTGGGCCACCGGGGTCATTGACTTGGGTGGCTTCATAGAGTTGTGCATGGAAATCTACGACGAATATCTCGTAGATGAACTAGACCTAGCACCCCAGGAACCAGAGGAGGAGTGATCGTGGACAGAATTGAGGTTGTCTACTATTCCGTAGAAGGCAAGTCATACGGCGTCACATACCACGCACGAAAATCAGAAGCGGAAGTCGCCGCACTGACATCGCAGGATGCGAAAGTTATTACCCACGTGCTGCATGTTAGTCCGGATTCAATCGCGGCAATTCTGAATCGTGCGGTCAACCGCGTTGACGATCCGCGGCCCAAGGAGGATTAACATGACCAGCCACCCGCGCACACTAAGAGATTTCACCGGACCAAGCCGCGCCAGTGGCAACCAACTCTGCTACAAAAATTGCCCAGTGTGCGGGTCGCAATCGTGGAAGCTGTACGTCAATCCCCAGACCGGCAAGTGGTTCTGCCATGCCGGTAGTCACGGCGGCGGCGGGTGTGTTGACGTGGGCCTGCCGTCTGATCCGGGCGCCGCACTTCGGGAGAAGCTACGCGACCCCGGCAAGACAGAGACGTTCTGGCCCGAGATTGAAATGCCGCCGTTCACGAAGCTCAGCAACGCCGCCCAGCGTTACCTGGTCGGACGCGGCTTCGCGCATAGTTTGGACAAGTTCTGGGAGATGAAGGACGAGGCGCGCGTGCTGGTGCCTTACTTCGGGCCAGCAGGACGTCTTATCTACTGGAATAGCCGAACGTACCTGCCGAACGACAAAGGCCCTAAGTACAAGGCGGCGCACGGGCGACATCCCCTATACGTGCTGCCCAGGTGGCAGCCAGCCAAGCATGTGGTGCTGGTGGAGGGCGTGTTCGATGCGATGGCGGTGCAACATGTGGTAGACGAGGACACCGGTGTCGTGGCGCTTGGCGGCAAGTCTATGCCTAGATACCTTGTACCTGACCTTATGCGCCTGGCAACCGGCGCTATCACAGTCATGCTGGACAGCGATGCCCAGGGTGCGGCGCTCAAGTTGCGCACGCAGTTGTCACTGTTCCGCGCAGTCACCATCAAGACGTTGCCGCCAGGCACAGATCCGGCGGACACAGATCCACACGAGTTAAGGAGTATTATCTATGGCTGACAGCAAACAGACGACAGGACTGAGCCGTGCGCTAACAGACGCCGAGCTGTTGCAGCGATACGGACGAGACCCGGCCACATGGGAGGTCAGCAAGACCACTGTCAGTGAACGGGCCGGAGTAATCCAACAGTGGAGTACGTTCAAGCGGCGCGTGTTGGATGTGAGATGGCCGGTGGTGCAGCCGGTGCAGGCACCCGACCTCAAGCTGGATGTGGTAAGCGGGCCTGCTGGTCCGCGCACAGTGCTGATTGTGCCGGACATGCACGTCGGCTATCGCAAGCTGGGCAACGGACACTTGAAGCCGCTGCACGACGAGCGCGCCTGTGCCATCGTGGCCCAGATCATCCAGGACTACCAGCCTGACATCGTGGTCATGCTGGGCGACAACCTGGACCTGGCCGAATGGAGCAGCAAGTACTTGGTCACGCCCGACCTGGCGCAGACCACGCAAGCCTCCCTCAACTACCTGGCCAGTTGGATCGCCTCGTGGCGGGAGTACACTGGCAAGGTCTACTATCTGGAGGGCAATCATGAGAAGCGGCTGCCCGACGCACTGGTGTCCAATCTCAACGCTGCGTGCGGAGTGACGCAGGCCAACTGCCCGGACGATGCTCCGATCATGAGCGTGCCGCACATGCTGCAACTGGACAAGCTCGGCGTTGAGTGGGTAGAAGACTACCCGCGCGGCACCGTGTGGCTCAATGACAATCTGCGCTGCACCCATGCCCAGGCACTCGCTGCCCGCAGCGGCATGACGGTGGCCAACAGTCTGATCGGAGCCACGTGCTCCAGCATCTTCGGCCATGCTCACCGCCTGGAGCAGGCGCACACTACGACGCATCGTCGCCGGGGTCCGGTGGTCTATGGGGCCTACTGTATGGGCACCCTGGCCCACATCGACGGACGAGTACCCAGCAACACTGCCGCCGAGAATTGGCAGCAGGGGTTTGGTTGGGTGGATCTGTACGAGGACGACAAGTTTGACGTGTCGCAGACGCTGATTCATGATGGCGTGTGCTACTTCAACCAGGAGAAGTATTGTGGATAGAAACACTCGTATTGTGGTGGGCTGGTGCCTGAACATCCTTTGCGTGGCAGCAGTACTCGTTGTGATCTTCACGGGATGTGGACTGTTTGCGAAGACGCAAGGTTACTACGTGGAGGCGCAAGGAATCTCGCATGACAAGAACAACAAGCCGTTCGGTCATGTTTATGTGGTGATGGAAGACCGGCGTCCTGGACCCGATCGCCACCTGGCCACGTTCCAGGATCCCGTGTCGGCCTGGACGTACATGCACAACTACGACAAGCAGCCTCTGCCACCGTACCTGCACAATGCTGGGAGGCCGTAATGAGTGAACCGCGCGTGGTGTTTCTTGTGCCTGCACTGTCAGAGCTGGTGCTGGCGGGTGGTCCTTCGCTCGATCCTGAGTCAGAGGACATCCTGTCCGAGCTGGCCGACAAGGCTGGCGTCGATGCCCAGGTGGTGTTCGTCAGCACACACGAGGCGCATGCTGGAAAGCCAGACAAGATTCGCATTGGTCGTGTGACCAAGAACAAGCCTGCCGATCCGGAGTCTATTCGGGGGCAGCGCAACCGCGTGATGCAGGAGATCGAGGAGTTTGATCCAGACTGGATCCTGTGTTTCGGGGCGACCGCCGTGTCCTGCGCCACGAACAAGGGCAATGACAGCGTGGCCAACAATCAGCGCACCAACATGCGCTTCGAGGGACTGGACATCCCAGCCATCGCCACGCACTCGCTGGAGTACACCAAGGCCAAGCACGGGTTGCGCAAGTGGTTGCTCATGGATCTCCAGGCTGCCATGAACGGGCACGTGGAAACAGCATGGGGTGACTATGAAGTTCTATCACCTAATACTCCTGAGTGGAGCAGTTGTCCTGCCCCTCTGCATGGCTTGGACAGTGGCGCGTTCCTTGGGTTTGATCTCGAAACCTATCCCGGACTGGATCCGTGGCATCCCGACGCTCGGATACGCATGGCTGTTGTATCTGACAAACCTGGGCGCGCATGGGTGGTCCAGTTGCCGCCGGATAGCACGATCCCGGCCTGGCTCGACGAGCTTCTGCGGCGGCCTGATCTGGTTAAGTGCGGTAGCAACATCAAGTTCGACTTCAAGTGGATGCAGCGATTCGGGTATGACGTGGTTAACATGTGGGATACGTCTACTGCCGAGCATATCATCGACGAGACAGACCCACTCAAAGACCTCAAGTCCCTCACCTTCCGATACCTGCCCAGGCTGGCCGATTACAGTAAGGGACATCGAGCACTCGTGGCCGCTAGAGGTGGATGGGAGCACGTCGCTGATGACGAACAGTATGACTACGCTGGCGCCGACGGTGAAGCATCAATTGCCGCTGCCCAGGGCCAGAAGGTCATTATTGACGGGGCAGGACTCGGCAAGGCGCACGCCCTCATGCGAGGACTCTATCCCGTACTTGGATCCATGGAAGCAAGAGGAGCTTGCGTCAGCCGGGAGACGAACGGCGAACTCGACCAGCGATTCCAAGAAGAGCTTGCGTCGGTACGAGCCGCCATCTGTGACCAGCTCGGACCAATCAACCCAGCGTCCCCCAAGCAGCTAGTAGACGCCCTGCATGAGAACGTGCCTGACATCAACCTGGTGCTCAAGAAGCATCACACGTCCAGGCTGTTTGCTGGCAAGTACTACAAGCTGCCGGACGACGACGACGAGTCCTTCTCCACGCAAAAGGCAATCCTGGAGCGAGAGTCGCACAAGCATCCAGTGATCGAGGATATTCTCATGTTCCGCAGGCTGTCCAAGCTGCACGGAACCTATGTGACGGGACTGGCCGAGAAGCACATGGTGGATCACCCTGACGGGCTTACCTACGTGCACACCAGTTACCGCTCCGACGTGGTGGAGACGAACCGCCTGTCGTCGCAGGCACCGAACAACCAGAACATCCCGAAAAAGCCGGACGCCGAGGACGACCATGCTATTCCGCTGGAGCTCAACATCAAGCGCCAGTACATCAGCAGATTCCCTGGCGGCTCCATCATCGAGGGTGACCTGGGGCAGGCCGAGGTACGCGTGGCGGCGTGGCTCAGCCAGGACCAGAAGATGATCGACGCCATCGCATCCGGCGAGGACCTGCACTATCGCATGGCCAGCATCGTCTACGACAAGCCGGTCGACAAGGTGACGCCGCTGGAGCGGCAGCACATCAAGCGGACCACGTTCCTGTTGATGTACGGTGGCGGCTCCCGCACGCTGGCTGCCCAGTTGGGCATCAGCAAGGATGCGGCGCAGGCGCTTATCGACGGCTACTTTGCCACGTTCAGTGGACTGGACAACTACATCAAGCGCATCCACTCCAGGGTGCAGCGCGACCACTTCGTCGAGACGCCGTTCGGATTCCGGCGCCGCTTCATCGCACCGGACGACTGGGACACGTGGCCCGGCTGGCGGATTCAACGCCAGGCTTGGAACATGTGCGTGCAGAACCCAGCAGCGTGCATCACCTACGCTGCGATGATCGGCCTGGAGGAGGCCATGCGCCGTGCCGCGCTCCAGTCCCAGTTGGTGTTGCAGGTGCACGACAGTGTTATCGTCGACACTTATCCTGGGGAGGAAGAGGCGGTCTGCGCGCTGGTGCGCAACAATATGACTAACCCTGATCTGGAACGCTGGGGCGTTACTGGATTTGACATGCCACTGGTGAGTGACGTGGAGATCGGAAAAAACTGGGGCGACATGCAACTTGTCGCTTGACAACTGCCAGAAAAACTGGTATAATAATAGTAGAGGGGAGTACCCCACTACTACTTTCAACCTAATGAACAGGAGAACAACACATGGCTGGACTGCGTAAGCCCCGCACCTACAAAGTTAACCGCGCCGCTAATAAAAATGCTCTCAAGAAGAAGACTGTCTTCTTTAACTTCGGTGAGGGCGTGCACCGTCTGCGGGTCGTGCCGCCCATGAACGAGGACGGCATGATCTTCGTGAAGGCCACCAATCATTACAACTTCGAGAGCTCGGAGGGTTATGGGATTGCCCCGGCCTGCATGGTCGAGCACGGTGATGGTGACTGCTGGATCTGCCGCCTGGTGAACTACCTCAACTCCACCGGCGATCCTGGCGACGAGAAGATTGCGGCCAAGATCAAGCCCAGTAGCAAGTGGCACGTCCAGGCGTTTGTCTGGGATGGCGAGAAGTACGACGGCCCGTTCCTGTGCGGCTTCTCGAAGGGTGCTGCGGACCAGGTAAACGACCGACTGGACGAGTTGGATGCGCTGGACTCGGCGTACTTCTGCGATCCTGACGAGGGCTTCGATCTCATCGTGACGCGCAAGGGCACCAGCTTCAAGGACACCCGCTACAGCGTGTCGTGTGGCAACAAGGTGTCTAAGCTGGACGACCTGGTGCCGGACTGGCACAACAAGGTGTTCGTTGACGTGATGGAGAAGGTTGATCCTCGCATCATGACTGCGGCCGAGATGCGCGAGGCGATGATTCGCACCTACGGGGACGCTCTCGACTGGGAGGTCATCGACAAGGAGGTCCCCATTGCCTAACGAGCTGCACCTGTCTGACGACACCAAGGCGCTGCTGTCCAGCCCAGGAGGCCAGGAAGCACGCGCGGCGTTGGCCAAGCTGCACGAGATGTCGCTGGAGATGGTGACACGCTCGGCGGCAAAGGACACGATAGAAACCATTCGCTATCAGGCAGGAGTATTGGCGGGCATTGCTATGGCGATGGACGCGCTGGACCCTCGGCGGTAGCGTTACGAATAGGGGCGGGTTTCGGCCCGCCCCAACTGGAGGAACCATGAGAGATCCAATCGGTGATGTCTATCTGAAACGAACCGAGCGAATGATCAAGCAGGCGTGTGCGGCCGACTACTACAAGCCGTCGCTGCGCTTCCGGGCCAGTGAGCTCACGTCCTGCCCGCGCCAGATCTTCCACCGCCTGATGGGAGAGCGGCCCCAGCCGCGCACTGCCCGTGGCCAGGACTACGGTGACGGCGGGGACGCCGCGCATGACATCCTGCGCCAGGCACTCAAGGACGAGGGATACGAGATCGGCGGCATCGAGTTCAACGACACGGGACAGGTGGAAACCAAGTCCCACGTCGGGGAGTTCGAGTTCAAGGATGAGACGATCAAGGTGGCCTGCCGCCTGGACGGACTCATCGACCACGATGGCAAGGACGCCGTGTTCGAGGGCAAGTCGGTCGGGTACTGGAAGTACAAGCGAATGGTGCAGGCGTATGATTCTGGTGGGGCCGACCGCTTGCTCCAGCACATCGAGAAGCACCATCTGTCCTACCTCTGGCAGTGCCAGGCCAACATGCAGATCTTCGACAAGCCCTGGGCTTGGCTGGTGATCTACGACCGCAGCGAGTGTCGGATGGGTATCCACCCGAACCGCGACGGCATGGAGATTGTGGGCGGACTGTGGCTGCCCAGGGACGACGAGCTCTGGAACGACACGATCTTGCCCAAGCTGTACCGCATCCAGCGTGCAGTGAAGAAGCAGGCGGCGCTGCGGCCCGCCGAGCTCCCCGGTTCCCAGGCGTGCGACTGGTGCGCCTTCTCGCACTGTTGCCACGACGCCATCCAGCGTCGCCAGCAGGGCCTGGAGCCTGCGGTGCTGTACCCCTGGAAGCTGGAGGGCGAAGATGCAGGATAAGATCGTGCAATTGCACTCGTTCGAGTACGAATATGAAAGCGAATGGGGCCGCGCCACTGCGATTGAGCTCCTGGCACTATCACATTCTGGTCGCGTCTATAGCTGGAATGCAGACAGGTGGGTGCTACACTCCGACAGTCCCGAGCTGGAGGTAACTACCGATGAATAGCAAACTAACACACGGCCAGCGTATGCAGATGTACCGATCTGCTGGCAATATCGTGCTGGTAGACTTCGACGGCACCATTGCCGACTTCCAGTATCCACGCATGGGACCGCCGATCGCTGGCGCCCGCGATTTCCTGCAAGCAGTGAAGGACCGCGGGCTGGACATTGTGCTGTGGTCGAGCCGACTCAGCCCGCAGTATCGCACGCTGCCCGAACGGCGCGAGATGGCGCGGGAGATGGAGAACTGGATGCGGCGGAACGCTATGCCGTTCGACGACATTGACATCGGGAACTTCGGCAAGCGCCTGTCGCTGGCGTATGTCGATGATCGCGGCATCGGTGCCGGATTGGATGTGCCTTGGGAGCACGTGCTGACGAGGTTGGACGCCATCCATGATCGTGAGCTGCGTCGTTGGGAGGACCGATAATGTATGATGGTGACACCAGCAACAACATTATCATTGCGCTAAGCGGCAAGGCGGGGGCAGGCAAAAGCACGCTGGCGCGCATGCTTAAGCGCTACATTGAAGACCACATGGCAGATCGTGGCGCGCACATTCCAGTAGTCACGACAAGCTTTGCCTCCGAGCTGCGGCGCGAGTGCGCCAACGCGTTCCCAAAGGTCGACTGGCACCAGAAGCCTACTCCTCCGTTGGTGCGGCGCATGCTCCAGACCTGGGGCCAGTTGCGGCGCGAGGGTGATCCCAACTATTGGGTGCGCGCTTGGGCGCGAAACTTGCCGTCCGGTGCCGTTGTCATCGTGGATGATCTGCGATTCACTAACGAAGCCATGTATCTGCTGACCGAAGAGAACTCTATGCTGGTGCGCATTAACACTGTGGACAACCCAATGGCGGTTGACGCAGATGTTAGCGAAACGGATCTGGACACGTTCGATTATTTCGCACTGGAGCTGGACGTGGAGTATGGCGACCTGGAATCGCTGCTGTATCCCATCTGGCAATGCCTGCGCAACCGTCCGCAGTACACCCTATTTGCGGGAGGACGATAATGCACAACCGCCCAGAGATCCGAGACTTGCTCAACTATCTGAACGAGCACGGTGAAGAGCTGGATGGATACTTGGTGCATCTGTGCAGGGACGTTTGCTTCCTGGCTGACCAACTTGACGAGGCCAATGCGGACATGTTCGCGCAACTGTACGGCGGGCACTAGTCCAGGGAGAGCACAATGGACTTGCTTCTGTATAATATTCTAGTTGCGTTGTGCCGCAAGAGCACGTGGCACCACTACGCTGACGTACTGACCGAGGACGTGTTCACAAACTCGACGGTGCAGGCCATCTACGGGCATTTGCGCGAACTGCACCAGCACGTTGACGACAACCTGACAATCAACATGTTGCGTCTGGACATTCAAGCGGCATACTGCAACCGCCCTGACCGGGCCGAGGAGCTGCTGGACGTCGTGGACCTCATGGACACACTTGAACCCATACCCCAGGAAGCGCTGGAGCGCTATGTGCGAAAGTTCGTGGAGCGAGAGATTGCGTACAAGACTGCGTGGTATATCTCGAATCATGCCGACGAAGATGACTTCGATGTCCACCATGCTGCGAATATACTGGAAAGAGCCGTGGACGCAGGAAACATGGTTGACGCGCACGTCCTTTCCTATTCAGGAGCTGATGTCGGACCGGGTGACGAAAGAGTATCTGTTTGTAGCCTGGGCCTATCAGATAAGCTGGATGGCGTATTACATGGTGGGGTTGCTGCGGGGGAGCTATTGGTGTTTATGGCTGGTCCTGCGCGCGGCAAAACTTCTTATCTGTGGAAGGTAGCAACGTCGGCAGCGCAATCTGGTTTGAACGTGCTGGGCGTCACTTTGGAAATTAGCGGCGGCAAATGCGTGCGACGCATTGACCAGTGCTTGACTGGACTCACGTCGGAGGAGTTGGTCACTGCGCGGTCGGCGGTTCGGTCTGCGCGCAAACAGTTGGCGGGCGAGTTGTGGATTAAGGACTGGTCATACAAGGGCATCACAACTGACGACATCGGCGCACTTGTGCGCCGCATGCGCAAGAATGGCCAGGAAGTCGATCTCCTCATGGTTGATTATCTGGAGCTAGTCCGCCCCGCCGCATTCAATCGTAATTCGGAACGACACAACTACGCCAGAGTGGTGCAAGACATGCGCGCGTTGGCAGTAGAGCTGCAAATACCAATTGTCACTGCCTGGCAGGTGAATCGTGCAGGCAGCGATAACTGGTTGATCTCAGAAAAGGACGTGTCGGAGTGCTGGGATATGGTGAAAATAGCTGATATTATCCTGGGCCTAAACCAGACACCGCAGGATAAACAAGAGAGCTTGATGCGAGTAAACGTCATCAAGCAGAGGGAGGGAACGGCGCGGCCGCAAGTTCCTTTGTATTCGGATCTTGACCGCATGATTATAAAAGACACCGGAGGCGGACATGACGACACGACAACTGCTGTTTGCGAAGAAAGTTAGGTCTCAAGACTCTGGTTGTCAAGAGTGGATTGGCGCACGTAACCAAAAAGGCTACGGCAATTTTTGCGATGGGCAAAAAGTTGTCAAAGCACATCGCTGGGCCTGGGAGCAGCGGTACGGTCCTATCCCAGAGGGAATGCACGTGGACCATGTGTGTCGCAATCGAGCTTGTGTAAACACAGATCATCTGCGACTAGTAACGCCTGCTCAGAATGTACTTGAAAATAGCTCCAGCATAACTGCGACCAACGCAAAGAAAACTCACTGTAAACACGGACACAAGTTTACGCCTGAAAATACATACCTACGACCGAATGGGGGTCGAGATTGTATTACTTGCATGAAACGACGGGATAGGGCTCGTTATGGCCAACAACGCAACTTGGAGGATCGGTCTTGATTTGGGATTCACGATGTCAGGGGCTGTACTGTGTCGCGGCCCCAGCGACCCGGTAGCCTGGGAGCTGCACCAACTAGGGACTGGCCGCACTACATTCGACAACGTGCGCGCGCAAAGTCTGGCGACAACGCTAGTGAACTGCGTCATGCAGTGGATTGACGACTACAGCATAGACGAGCTGGAGATTGCCATTGAGACTCCAGTGTACAAGCGCAACCCGGCCACCCTCATGCTGCAACTGCGGCTGTTGCAAGAGGTTGAGACGGGGCTGGTGATGCTGGTGCCCAGCCTGTGTAGCCGTAGTTGGATTACAGAAGTCAACCCCAGTACGTCCAAGAAGTTGCTAACGGGTAACGGCAAGGCCGAGAAGCCGCAGATGGTGGCTAACTCGCCGTGGTCTAACTGGAAGGCAGACGGTGTGCTGCGCAACTTTGATCAGGCCCACACGCTGGCCGACGCTTGGGCGCACGCCATGAGCGCACCAGTGCGCCAGCACGATTTGAATGCAACGCGCCTGGTGGCCAACACTATGGTGCTAGATTGGAGAGCTGATGACTAAGGAACACGCACGTTTCGTGGCAGACGTAATCGCCACGTTCATGGTCGGCAGGTTGATGGTGCGCGGCGAACGTGTCGCTGTGGTGCGCGACCCGTCCGAGGAGAAGATCGGCAGCATCATTCTAGCGCCCGAGGCTCAGCGGAAGGAGCCGCGCGGTACGATTGTAGCTGTTGGTGGTGGGGTGGATGACAACGAGGACATCCAGGTAGGTGACCGCGTAATGTATACCAAGTACAGTCCGATTCACTTCACCATTAATCTGCCGACTGGCGAGAAGGCTGACGTGGAGCTGTTCCACATCAGCGACATCTACATCACGTATGCGGACGGCGACGTGGAGGACGAATGCGATGGGCAGTGATATTGGCCGCTGTGCTGCTGTTAGTGAGCTGCACCGCAGACATTCCGATCCACTCCGACCCTATCGAAGACGATATGAGTGGACCAACATCACCCGTCGACTCGCTGACAGTGACGTGTACATGGAGGGCCCCTATGGAGGGCGGGGCCGTCGAGTTGTACGAGCTAGTCCTGAGCACGGGGCAGACAGTGGTGACGGATCGGACCAAGATACGGGTGAGAGTTCCGGCTGACCTCCGACTGCGCGCCCGTGTCCGGGGCTGCAACGACGCAGGCTGCGGGCCGTACTCCAGGTGGAGTCCATGGTTTCCTACCCGCGTTGACACACTGGACATGCAAGACACGCCCGGCGACATTCGTCGGTAGACACAAAAATACCCCCGCTGGAATACATCCGGCGGGGGTTTCTTTTTGCCTATTCCTCGCTCAGGCGACCTGCGCCGAATCCGGCCAGGCCCCACAGGAGCTTGTCTAGGAAGTCTTTGGTTGGGCTGCCGAGCGCGTCCTCGACGGTGCGCTCCAGTATCAGGATGCGTTGGTCCTTGAGCTCCAGCAGCTCGATGTAGTAGGCGCGCTGGGCCTCCAGCTCACCTTCCAGTTCTAGAATGATTTGGTCTTTCTCGTCCAGGGCGTTAACGGCCTCGGCCATCAGACTGTCGGCGTGCGCGCTTGCGGGCGTCGCGTCGTCGGATGAACTCGGCGTGGCGCTGGAGACGATCGGAAAGATCAGCGCCAGCATCGCCAGTGCGAGGACGAGTACCCACCTCCAGCTTGGCCGAAAGCTCTGCCGCCTTGATGCGCTCCTCGTACTTCTCGCGGG